CCCCGCTCATGCGTGAGCGGGGGCGCATTTTTTTATTAAGGAGGACATATGAGCGATTTCCCGAACCTCGACAATGTGGACGTGTACAAGTACGGCAACACGCTCGACTATTCCCGATTCAAGCCGACCGCCCGGCTCAAGATGTGCAACGTTCCATGGTGCGGGGACTACGACAACGTCGTCAAGTTCGACGACGACGCCGCGCGCGACGCATGGTTCGACGCGCTCGAGGGCGAGACCGTCAACCTCGACACAATGTTCAACGTCAAGCCCGATGGCGCGTCCAAGGTGCCGGTACCGGTGACATCCGCCCAGGGATACAACTACCTCGTTGTGGACCTGCCGCGCATGACGAGCGATGCGCAGCCGCTCGCGTACGCCGCAGGCGACCGCAAGCGCCGCTATTACTATTTCATCCAGGATGCGCAGCAGCTCTCCCCCAACTCGACGCGCCTGATCCTCACGCTCGACGTATGGACGACCTATATCAACGAGATGCGATTCGACTATGTGTTGGTGGAGCGCGGACACGCGCCGGTTGCCGCGTCGAGCGTGGCCGACTATCTCGCGAACCCCCGCGACAACAGCGCGTACCTTCTCTCCGATGATGTGAACACCGGGGGCGAGCCGTATGTCGAGACCGCGCGCGCGTACAAGAACTACAGCGCCGAGACCCAGCGCGCGTGCATTGCGACCTATGCGGATCTGCAGGGCGATTTCGGTACCGCCGCCGCCCCGAAGGTACCCGCGATTTCAGAGCCGGACGTATCCGGCGCGCTCGCGCCGCGCGTGTACTCCGTTGCCATAGGCGACCTCCAACCGTTCCTGCGCGCGCTCGAGGCCAACGCGCCCTGGATGAAATCGACCGTGCTCGGCGTGTTCTTCGCGCCGTCCGACCTGCTCACGCAGTCCGCGCCGTTCGAGCTTTGGGACATTTCAATTACCGTGCTGGATGCTGTCCAGAAAATCGAGACGTTCATGCGGCCGAGCGTGGCGGATTTCGGATACCCTGCGCAGGCAGCAGGCTTCGCCAAGCTCTACACATACCCCTACGCCGCGATCCGAATCGGTGACGAGCGCGGGCAGACCTCGACGGTGCGAATCGAGGATCTCGGCGCGAACGGTATCCAGCTCGCGAGCGCCGTGAACCTCGTGATGCCGTACATCTCAATCGACGCGCGCCTGCTCGGCATCGCCGGCGCGACCGATAGCCTCACGTTCCAGACAATCGAGGGCCGTACGTACAGCTACGGTGGCGCTTGGGGCGAGTACCTCAAGAGCTGGAACCTTCCCGTAATGCAGGTTAGCCAGAGCGCCGCGAGCCGCGCGGCCTACACGACCGTATACAGCCGTGCGCACGCAAAGCTAGCGGCCGACAACGCGCTCGCGTCGTCGCTCGCATCCAACGCGACCGCGTACACGAACGTCGACAACTCGGCGAAGAACGTCACCGACAACAATGCGATCAACACTGCGGCGAACACCGCTGTGACGAAGAACGCGAACGACTGGGCGTTGACCGGCGCGAGCGCATCGAACACAAAACTGAGTGCCGACTGCAACGCCGATAACGCGGCCTCGACTTCAATGACGGGGTTACAGAACGACGTCGTCGCGATCACCACGGCAAACAACAACGCCGCCGCGATCGCAAGCACTGCCGGCGCCGTCATCACGGGCGGCATAACCGGGGGCTCCGCAGACGCCAAGAACGCCGCAATCGGAGGTATAGCCGACCTCGCCGTCGCGATCCCCTCGGCGAACGCGGCCGCGGCAATCTCGCAATCCAGCAACACCGCAGCCGTATCCGTCGCGCAGACCAACGCGCTCCAGAAGACGCTCAATGCGGCTAAATACACTGCCGCAGTCTGGGGCGTCCAGAACAACGCAAGCACCTCGACGACCACGCTCCGCAACGAGGCGAGCACCAAGGTCGCGGCCAACAACGCGGCCGTCATGCGCACCAACGCGGGCAACACCAAGGCCACCGGGGACGCGAACGCGAACCGCGCCTACGCGACCGCGATCGACGCGATCTCGGCGGGCCTCAACCAGGCGGGCGTCGCGGCCCCCGCGCAGTTTGGGGCAAGCGCGAACGGGCAATCGGGCGCCACCGCGCCGCGCGCCCTGTTCGCCCAGATCGTCACGCAGCGCGAGTGCGACATCATGAACGCGGCCTCGGCATTCGCCCGCTACGGATATGCGCTCATGCGCGAGTTCAGCATGGAGCGTATGCAGGTCATGCGCCATTTCACGTATTGGAAGTGCGCCGAGGTATGGTGCAGCGGCAACGGCAACGCGCTCGAGTCCGCACAGGGCGCGATCAAGGATATACTTATCAGAGGCGTGACCGTCTGGAGCAAACCGGAGGAAATCGGTCGCGTTAGTATCTACGACAACCTGTAAAGGAGGCACCATGGCAGGCATCGACCTGAACGCCCTTCTAAAAGCCGAGACCTATCAGGGAATGACAGACGAGGAGATCGACGCGATCGTCGACTACAAGGTCGAGCGCGCCAAGATCCACGCGACCATCAGCAAGGACATGGAGGCGCACGAGGCGATCATGAAAGAGCTCATGGATGCGCAGGCCGAATCCAGCGCGAAGGTTCACGCCGCCTTCCAAGCGGCACTCGACGCTCCGACAATCTATAAGGAGGTGGGCGAATGAGCAAGGGACGCAGGGGCTACAAGCAGCGCCGCAAGTACAGGCCCGGCGCGCAGCCGACATACTGGCAGACCGAGGCCTACAACCAGCAGCTTTTCAACATGTTCCAGAACGACCTGATCGAGCTCGCGCTTTCGCGCTTCCGCTGGCTCAACCTCCCCGAGACCTGCAACGAGTGCTTTCTGGAGTGGACGCTGCTCACCGAGGGCGCGGCCACGCTCGCGTTTCCCAACTCGAGCGATACGCTTCTATCGCTACGGGCTGTCCAGCAGGGCGCTCCGAACATGTACAACGAGCCGCGCGCGTGGCGCGCGATGGGCATCACCGGCAAGACGAATTTCATGTGCAATTGGGACCGAGGCGTTTGGGTCTGGGAGAACCGCACACGCTACCCCCTGCTCGTGAAGATCAACATCTGGGCGCGCGAGCTGACCGATATCATGCGCACCAAACAGATCAACCGGTTCCATATGCGCATGCCCTTGGCCATCATCGGACCCCAAGACCGAATGTTCGACGTGCAGAACTTCTACAAGGCAGTCGCGAACGGTGAACCTTTCGTGCTCGGATATGACAACTTCCAGGACATCCAGACGACCGCAACCATGCCCCAGCGCGCGCGCGAGTACATCGGGGACAAGCTCCAAGAGGAATGGGCTAACACGTGGGATGCGATCTACCGCGAACTCGGTATCGACTCAATGCCGTTCAAAGAGGAACGCATGATCGAAGACGAGGTGAACTCGACCATGCAGCCGACCGAGCTCGCGCGCATGTCCCCGCTCAACACGCGCCGCGACGCATGCGACAAGCTCAACGCACGCTTCGGAAACCGCCTGGGCGCGCCGATCACCGTAGTATGGGCGCGCGACAACCTGTCCAGCAACTACGACATCTCGCACCGTTACGACACGATGCTCGAAAGGGGGTAAACACATGTTCGATTTTCCCGAAGTGAACACAGACGAGCGCTACGACTATATGACAATCACGCTCGGCGAGTGGCACGAACTGGGATTCTATAAGCCGCTCGAGGACGATTCGTGGCGTTTCGACGCATACAGCGACGAGCAGTACACGCGCCTTTGCACCAAAATCCTAAACCGCTTCTACGATCGCGAGGTATCTATCACGGTACCGAGCAGGTGGAAACGCGCGTATCTTCGCAAGCTCAACGAGATCATGCCCAAGTACAAACTGCTCTACGCGCGCGTCGAACAGGGGCTCAACCCTCTCCAGGAGTCCCGCGACCGCGAGAAGTCGCGCGACATCTTCTCGGACTTCCCCGAGACGATGCTTTCCGGTAACTCCGACTACGCGAGCACCGGCAACGACCGCGAGGCCGACACGATGCACGAGGGAAGCGCGGTCGACAAGGCCGTGCAATTCGCACGCGAGTATCAGGACGTAGATGCTATGATTCTCGATGAGCTCGAGCACGTGCTTTTTACCTCGATACTCACACCGACCATTCCGCTTTGGTAAAGGAGGTGAAGCGAATGTTTACACCGCTTCCGTTTTTCAACCCCTGGATGTTGACGAACCCGACACTCCCCAAACTGTATTGGGAGGTCAAGAGTCCCGAACAGCTGATCGCGAACCTCTATTGCATCATCGACGCGATTAAGGACCCTCTCAACGACACGATCGAGCTTTCCAACAAGAACGCTGAGACCATTGAGGAGATCGAGAAGGTCATCGAGTCCATCGAGAACGGGCAGTACTACGATCAATACATCGACGGCCTTGCAAAATGGATTGACGCTAATTTGCAGCAACTCGTTGCGCGTCAATCCAAGTTCGTATTCCCGACCTTCTATCAGGAACCCGATACCGGGTGCTGGAGATACGCGCTAATCGTCCCGCAGGGCTGGGAACATCTCGTGTTCGACTGGATTTTCGACGAGCGCGACAACACATACCACGTCCGCATCAACTATTAGATAAGGAGCACCTATGCCTAACGTTTCCAACTTTGGCGCCCAGACCGATAACGCAGTCGTACAGGGCACCGTAACCGATCGCGCTATGGCCATTCCCGACATTCCTCCCCAGGGACTTATGAGTGTCGGCCCGCGCGTGACCCCGCATTTCGTCAAGCCGTCGCTTTGGTCCGCGCTCACCACATATCATTTTTTCGACGCTGTGCATGATGCGGCCGGCGCGTCGTATGTAGCCATCAAACCGGAAGTCCCTGCGGGCACCGAGCTCACCGACGAGGATTATTGGTTCCTTTGGGCCGATCCTAACAGCCAGTTCGCAGATCTGAGCGAGCTTGTGAGGACCTTCAACGGGCGCATCGCGCAGAACACGGCCGACATCGCGACCAAGGCCCCCAACAACCATGCTAGCGAGGACACCACATACGGTGTGGGTAACGAGGTAAATTACGGCCATGTGCGCCTTGCCACGGGCGATACTCCGATCACTAGCGGGGCGAATGAGGGTATCGCGGCAACGCCCGACATGGTAAATTTGCTTATCAAAAAGAAGAAAGAATACCTAACACCTGAGATGTTCGGTGCAGTCGGTGACGGAAACACCGACGACAGCACTGCGTTAAATGCAATGTTTGCGACAGCGACTAATAAGATTTGTTTTCTTTCAAAAGTATATGCGACTTACAAACCGCTTGTAATCCCCCAACGCGTAAACATTATCGGATGCAGCAACTACTCAATCAATCAATCTGCAATTGTCGCAAAGGGAACGTGGCAGCCTAACAGTACACTACTAACAATCGGGAGTCATTGCGGCTTCTCTAATGTGTTTATCGGTGGCATTCAAGACCCCCAGATTAACATGACTGGAATATCATACGACGGTCAATCGGATGATGCAGACATGACAATGTTCAACTGTTGCGTTTATTTTTGCCACAAGGGAATGAGCATTTCAGGCCGAAATTTCCATTTCGTTAACACGCTATTTTCAAGTTGCAATTATGTGTGTTTTATTAGCAATTCAAAAAACATTGAACTGCGTGACTATGAGTTTATTAACTGCCGATTCCACAGCAACTCAATTGTGTTTAACACCGAAGCCATTACCGCATATATAAGCAACACACTTTCAATAAATTTCATAGGCTGCGAATTTGAATTTAGCGCGATCGTCTATAAGGGAATAGGTGACGGTGTCCTATTTGATAATTGCAAGATTATCGGTAAAGTAAACACGGCACTTTCCAATGATACGACTCCGATTATCATCACGCATGTAATCAATCCGGCAAGAGGTTTGACAATCCGTAACTGTGTCATTGACTTTTACCGAGAGGACTACAAGCGAGATATTAAATATGTAATTGCAGTCCTCGCGTCTAACGTTCCCTATGTAAACATTTCCAACAACACCATTAAAGATTTCATAAATAACGTCGTTAACGTAAGCGCACCGTCCAAAGTCGGCACGCTAATACTTAATGGCAATGTTATTAAGAAATCAGACAAACCAGCAGAAGCGTCCGTGCAGAAACTCAATAATTCATTTACACGCGCGATCGCAACATGCAATTACATTGACTCGGATTATACTGAAGCTAACGCACTTCCAATCCAAGATAGCATCACGGTAGTACGAGCAAACAACTTGACCAATAGCGCATAGACGACTCGGACAGATCGCGACCTCCCCGCAGTTGA